CATGATCAAAGCACATGAACCATGATAGATTAAACTTACCAGTACGTGGTTCTAATCTCCATGGCATACTATTACAGGGGAACAATTCAATGTTCTTGCAACGAGTATGCTTAACACCTCTATCCTTCTTGTTGGTAGTACGCTTGGTCTGGGTCGATTTGGTAGTCCGTGAACTCTTGACGTTTGATGTAGTCTTTGATGATCCACTCTTTGTACTGAGAGACGCTACATTCTTTTCTAACGCTGATTGAGTTGTCACTCTGGATTTCCCAGACGAGCGTGTCACCTTCTTGCCAGTCGAGTTCTTGGCGGATGTGGTGCGGGATTTCGATGTAGTAGTCTTTCGTTTCACCATGTTGTTTAATTGTTAATGTAACCATTTTCCTCCAACCATTGACGAGTGAGTGGTGTCGGTTCGTATTCTGTCCACATACTACCACGAGCGCAGCTCTGGAGTGCTTTCATGGTCATGCCTTCTGTTCTACCTGCCCAACCTGCTTCTGCTTCCCATGGGACACTGTGAGATGGGTATGTACGCTCTGCCATCACGCGCCAGATCATAGGCACGTCCTCTTCTGGTTTGATGATAGCGATCATACTATTTTCAATAGTGCCTGCCATACAGTCTTGTGCAGCGTGCCATCCTTCATGTCGCATCAATTGCATCAACACATGTGGTTCATCCATGTATCTCCTATTGAGATAGATGTTGTTACTCACAGTGTGATAAACACCACGATGCATGACAGGGAAATAGCGTTGATCAGCAAGATATACTTTGATACCAACCTGATGCATTGCCATTAGCATGGTATTGAATTCTTGTGCATGAGGTGTGTAACGCTCTGGGTTCTCATACTGTGAACTAATGTCCAACAGTGAGTACACTTCATTCACATCATTTGTACACTCACGTACTAGCATACAACCCATAGCATCCATGCTATTGTATCCTTTGGTGATTTTGTCCTCTCCTGCTTGCACACTCATACCGTGTGCCATACCAAACATTAGTCCTGCCAAGATGGCATTACGCATTTTCATCACATAGTCTCCTCATGGTGTTGATTTCATGTAGCAATAGTTCTGCATCAGCATGTTTGCCCTCATTGTGTGCCTTGATGTATTGTAGTATCAAGGAACGCAATGAGTCATCTAGAGCGTCATCCGTCTGTGAGTTCATAGAATCGCTCCTGAAGCTCATGCTCATTGTAGAATACAGTTGGTTCATTCTCTAGTTGATCGGGATCCATCCACTCAAAGAATTCATCAGCGAGTGCGAGTGCTTCATCAATCATGTCCTTTGCCATCAGTACACGGAATTGAGCAACAACACCTTCATAGATGTCATCACGCTGTGCAGAGATGCGCTCAGTGGTAGCGTCGTCGTGAGTGTAGTAGAAGTTGTTCACAGTTTGTTAGCGAAAATGATGTTTGCGAGGTGGTCGTACTGGATGAATTCTACATCCTTAGGGAGCAAACTGACGGCAGCAGCAGCGAAGTCGTTAGGAAACTTCTTAAACATGCGCCAGAACTTTTCAATGCCCTCATCATCTAGGTCTTCATGTGGCAATACACGGATCTCCCATGCACCACGAGTGTATCTGTTAGGATACGGTTGGATGTACTCTTTGATGTGTTCAGCGAGCATGTTCATTTGACAAATACCTCATTAGTGTGTTCAATAGTAAGAGCTTTGATGTCTTGCAGCATCTTGCACATGTGTGCAACATACTCTACATCTTCTTCATTAGGTTCAAAGTCATAGGCACTGTTCCAATCAACAGTGTTGTCTTCAAACACAGGGGCACCGAACATATAACCATCATCTTCCATTGCATATGCGTTGCCATCAGCAACGATGTAGAAATTGGGAGCGTTCATGATTCTTGAGGAATTGGATCTGAATACAGTGTACTATGTATGTGGGAGGGTGTCAACCCTATTTGTAGAGGTAACCACCTGCCCAGTCACAGTTTTCCAACACCCACTCACGCTGACCAATGATGCGAAGGTCAAAGCGAACATCCTTAGCAGGTGCTTTCCAGGATGCTGCTTTGTACAGTTCACCAGTGTTCTTGTCAACAAATGCGTGGACACTCTTGCTACCATCAGTGCATGTCTGGACGATCTTGTGATACTTACGACCAGTCACAATGCTGAACTTGTACAAATCTTTGCCTGCTTTGTAGTCTTCAATACGCTCTTCCCAGTATTGTGGATTGTCAGAACTAGGCATCAAGAACTGAGCACGCTTGATGGACTGTTCAAGGAAGTTCTGCTCCAGTGCTTCACAAAGCATTTTGGTATACTTGAGAGCGTTAGCAGCGATTTGCTCGCGAGCGTCGGCAGTAGCAGCGAATTCAGAGAAGGTCAGAGTCATGAGGTGTGTTTGTTTGATGAACTTAGTATAGCAAGGATCACGCCTTGCGGATCTCGCCTTGTACCACTACGTCAGCTGGCACACGAGAGATGGTGTAGCGACGGATCTGTTGAGAGAATGGACGCCATGCCTCTACAGTCTCGTTCACAATGCGATTGTGCTGGCGATCCATGCCCTTAGCAGTCTTGCACTTGCCTTCCTTACGGAAATACACGATGGGGTGCAGTGGTGCTTCGTGTGTGTCAATCTCAATCTTGTAGAAGGAGTGCTTTACGACTTGAACGGTCATGGGGTGCCTTGCTTTGACTCTCTTAATATACACGGTTTCCGCGCCCTGTGCCACAATAGTGGACACTTCAAGAACTGGTCAGCTTAGACACGCTGATTGCCAGCAGGAATGCGATCATGATCACCACATCCCACGATTTGGTGCGGATGAAGTACGGAACTGATATAGCATCAGATACAACATGCGCTATGACTCCTGCAGTTACGTTCACATGCAGCACAACAAAATAGGCAGCGATGACACCAACGCTACCTGCGATCCGCGCCACTACGTCTGTTTTCATTACCACTCCGTGATGTTCTTTACCCAGTCTTGTTGTAGCAGTTCTTTTACCTTAGTGCAGATATAGTCATCATTCTCAATACTCTTGCCACCCTGCTGGTGAGCGAAGAGACACTCATCTGACTCAATATGTGCTAGAAAATCCTCTTTTGTAAACCATACGATACGTGCATCAGACTCTTCCATGTTGATACCACAGAATATTAGTCGCTCCCAGTCTTTATCACGAGACACATGGTTAATAATAAATGAGTCCTTCTTCACGCTACCCTTCTTATCACGAGTAGCGAGAGAGAACTTAATCTCAGTCAGTATATTACTGATGACACGATCGTGCCCAGCAGTAGATGTTTTAGCACGTTTCACCCCATGCTTATGCATATACTTGGACACGAATCGTTCACCAAACTCACCCTTTTGTTTGGGTGACATGTACACATACCCCTTGAATGGAGTATCTTCCCAAGGATCCTGTACGTTGGAATCAATGTAGTCACGGAGACTACCATCAGCAAACATAAAGTCAAACATAATCCTTGGGAAGTTGATCCTATTATAGCGTGTGACAGGTCAGCATTCAATCTGTTGGACCAGTTCGTCAACTGTCACCTCAAGCTCTGCTGCTTTCAGTTCAAGTGCCATCATACCAGCAGTGTCATCGTCACTCATATCCATGTCATCCATGTCAGTGAGTGAGAGCATCTTGTCAAACAGCATGTCAACAAAGTTGCGATCGTCTTGAGTGATCATTGTTCTAATTGAGATTGGAGGTGGTTGTACAGTTCACTAGCATCAACATTGTGATGGTAGGAATATTGTTGTGTGTGCCCCAGTGGACACCCCATCATCATATCCAGCAGGAATTTGATTTGAGAGGGTTCCAAGGGCACTGAGGAGGTCTCAGTAGTCATTGTGGATTGGAGGGGGAATAAAGACGCTCCTGGGTGCCTCTCAGCACATCACAGGGGCATAGTCGTTACCATTGTAGCAGTGAACGTTGAAATCAGTCACCTCAGCACCATTGGCGATCAGGTTGTTGATAGAGTAGACAGCATCAGTCTTGACAACAGTGGAGAACGTGGTCATCTCGCTCTCAGCACCAGGGTGCCAGATCACACGCTTGACGAACCGCTTAGCAGAGGGGGTGCAGGGGTAGAAATCAACTTGAGTGGCAGAATTCTTGAGTTGCATGGGTGGTTCCCTTGACGACTCATTTAATATACACGGTTATGGGGTGCTGTGCCACCATAGTGGACAGCTTGAGGAGTGTCACACGAACCGTGGACCAACAACCCATCCTACGATACTCTTTCTTACACCTTTGGTAACTGGTGTTACTCTGTGCATTGTTTCAGATGGAAATACTACCATAGTCCCACGTTTCTTTGGTGCCGTGAATATCTCACACTCAGGTTTATCTCCTTCTGCAGAGTCAACATTGTTGAGATATGCTAGTTCTAGGTCACCACCTTCATAGTCATCATTTAACAGGACAGAGTAAGATAATTTGCGAATAGACTCTTGTTTCTTATCAAGAATTACATCGCGATGCCATTGATAGTAGTCACCTTCACGATAGTAAGTGTATTGAAATTTACTCTTATCATGATAAGGACTCAAATCAAACTTATAAAACTTCTCATTTATCATGTTGAGATAATGCCTGAAGAATGCTCCAACCCACACTTCATCTTGCATCATTTTGATCTTAGTAGATCTGGTTGATGAATTGTGTGCTTTTTGAAGTGGGTTGAAGATCATAGCTTCATAGAAGTCTCCAGAATTTGGAGAATCTAACTCTTTAATGATCTGATCTAAAATAACATCTGCTAACTTTAGGTCAGCAAAACAATGATTGATCATGATTCACCGTAGATAGGGATGATGTCAGTGCGACAATGCTGCGTCTTGTTGATGTGTTGTTCCCACAGAGCGGCGTCGTCCAAATTGTAGAAGATCGCTTGTTGGCGGGCGGTGCCCTTCTTCTTGTTTTTCATCCACACAACTGCGTACTTCATGCCAAAATTGAGAATAAACTAAAAGGTTAACATAGTGACGACCCCACCGTGAGTTTGCACTCTTGGGTAGTGGGATGTCTTTGAAACAAATGGTAATGTACTCTTCACATATGAAAGAGATGTAACCACATGTGCCATGATAGCACACTGGTTGAAGCAATTCAAAATCAGTTGACTTCATCAAAATACTTCCGATCCTTATTCTCTGGTTTAGGGAGACGGAACATTTCCTTAAGATCGTTTAGATCATTAAGTTGCTTCTGCAAGTTATCAATTTGACGTTGCAGAATTTCAAAGTTTCTATCATTGTTATTTTGCATCATCAGCATGTTTTGCACTGCTGATTTAAAATCTTCTTCGTTCATGGTGAATCAGTAACGCTGTGGTATTTTATCATACTGTAGTTTTTTGACAAGCTTTGGATCATCAATGAATGGATCAACTTCACGGTTGCCCATCATCAGATCATACAAACCACGAGCACGACAGTATGCTTTCTCGTGATATTCTATCACATCATTGATGCAAGATAGCATCTCTTCATATGCTTGTTTTGACGATACTTTGTCATCTTGGAGGTAATCGTCAATAGCATCCTGCATACGACATTTGCGTTGCTTTTCATAGGTGTTGTCAGGTCCAATAATTGGTGATGTCACGAATTAAACTCCTCGTTACGACGGCGATCAAGGTATTCAATAATTTCACCACGCCACTCTAGCAATTCATGATAGCATTGCTGATCATGTGCATCTTGACGTAGTTCATGATCTGGTTTCAAAACACTCTCGTAAAAGATGAAGAAGGCATCTTTGCGTTTTTCGTGTTTGGTTGTGTTCCAGTCCATGTAATTGTAGCGTTGACTCAGGTATTTTAGATGGTTATGTGTGGAAATCCACGTTTCCTAATAATTTCTTTACGATTGAGGTCCCCAACCATCGTTTTCTGGGACACAATCATCATCGTCCACTTGGTCAACTGATGCAATGTCACATACTGGCACCTCATGTTCACCACCTACAAGATACCATGGCATAGTGATACCATGATACTCTGGGTGTGCTTGGAAGTCATCAGGATAGACACGATCACCCAGATACTTTAGTTCGCTTTCTGGAATAGCGTTGTCTCGTAACATTGCTTGTAGCTGCAAGTGTGTCAACTCGTACTGCGTTGGAACTTTCATTAGATCTCCATTCACGTCTCATTTGTTGGTAGGTTTGATCATAGGCAGCCAAGTCTCTAACCTTTTTAAATACGGCAGCAGCCTTGGACTTTTCATTGGTTCGCCAATCTTTCTCTTGGGGTCTGGTGTCACCAGAAACTTCATCGTACTTCCGTCCACTGGCATGATTAGCATACCTACGGGCTCTCGTAAAACCCATTTCCAGGAATTTCCTCGCCATGTCCATACCAATGAAGTCTCCTTTGGTTTTAAATCCAAGGAACATTTGGTATATCTTAGCAGAAGAGTCGCGAGCAGTAGTTTCATCTACAAAGCGCCAGTGAGCGCAAATGTCGTTAGTGTAAGGGCGTACCAATAGCACTCCTTGCTCTCCCCTTCCAATACGATAAAGTTTGCGAGTTTCTTCATCTGTAAAGTCAAGGTCCTCATAAGGGAGTTCATAACAAAATTCAAGCATTCTTGATGTTGAAAGAAAAGATCACACGTTCTGAGTCAGATTTTACAGCTTTACACTGGTGTGTCAAGACTGATGGGAAGAAAAGGATGTCTCCCTCACTGACCTCAGGGACATATTCTATCACGTCACCCTCAATGAAGTCAACAAAGGGAGCGAAGAACGATGTTGGTTGGTGGTCACTTTCTAAACTGGCATAAAAAATAGCACTATATCCTAGTGCTCCATGATTATGGGGTGGATGATAACCTCCACGACTGTATTTCTGTGCCCACATATTATAGATCTCAAAATCAAATGGGTATATCTCATTAAATTCTTTCAACACAGGTTGAAGCAATTCAAACATTTTCTCTGTATATGGAGCAACCTTGCCTTCTTTATAATATTTGAAGTAATCTGTAAGGTGTCCATCACCATCCTCAAGATCCAAAGATGAAATTATATTATCTTTATGATCACTCCAGTTTTCAACTGTAGCAGTGAAAAATGGAACTACAAATCCATTATTAATGTTCATTCTTTTGGTCTGTTTCTCCCTGGTCGTAGAGCATTATTATCATATTCAATGACACCATCTGGTCTTACGACAAAACACTGATACCAATATGTATCATCATCAACCTCATCCTTGCGAGGGAAATAATCCATCACAAAGTCTTCTGCAACTTCAGGAGATCTGAACTCAATGTATCCATAATACTTGCTCTCCATCAAAAGAATAACTTCTGGTGGCATCTCTTCATCAAGTTTGTAATAATCAATGACAATAGATTTAGCAGCATCATCTGCTGCTTCTAGTCTTGGGTTCTCCCAGTATACTAAAGCACCAGAAATAGAGGAAGCATGTGCTTCAATCTGATCCCAATCTCTAGCAGTATCAAATGTCTGTAGGTTCTGCATCGTTATTCTCTACTTTCTTTAATTTATATGCGGCTGTAACTCTGATGCCATAAAACTCTCTAGTAGTATCTTCTGCCCAATGATATATGTCAGAGGGAAACAATACACATGATGCGGGTTTAGGGAACACGCTATCATATCTACCATCATCTTGCACAAAAATAGTCTTTCCACCCCATGTGAGATCCCATGTAGGATTACAGAATATCAAAAATGTATAATCTGCATCATCAGTGTGCATAGATCCATCCAAACCTCTAGTATGACCATTCAAATAATAGTCTAAGAT